GTCGGCGCCGCTGAGGTCGGCGCCGCTGAGGTTGGCGCCGCTGAGGTTGGCGCTCCTGAGGTTGGCGCTCCTGAGGTTGGCGCTCCTGAGGTCGGCGCCGCCCGCGGCCAAGCACGCCAGTAACGCCAGGCGCAACCGCCAGCCGACCGATTGGCCGGGTTCCGTGGTGATATTTCCCTCCCAAAGGACGGACTGCTTCCACCACGATTCGATTTGGATCTTCTCTTTGGCCATGCCGGTTTCTCCTGTCAGGTCCTTAAGCGCCTGTATCAGCCGACCGCTTGCGGGCGATCGGCTGGTAGAGGGACTTAGCGCGCGTCGCGTCCCATGGCGTTTGCGCGGTGGCACAGATCGGCGGCACTGACGCCGCGCACAATGCATCCGTCAGGGCTGCGGGCCTCTAAGGTTGGCGGCGCTTCTTTGCGGAAGCGATAGGCGCGCCCTTCGGCCAAGGTGAGAGCCTTGACGGTCCAGACTTTGCCGAAGCTGTCGCGGAAGCTAATTTCAGTCATTGCCGGTTTCTCCTTTAGACCTTGCAGGCGTTGCGGGTGAAGGTTTCGCCCGTGTCCACGTTGTGGACCAGATAGCGGTAGGCCGTGCCGCGCGGCGCCGTGACTTTGCGATTCATGATGACCGATCCCAGGGCGCGGCCGGCCGCTCTTAAGCTGCGGTGGCGCGACCATACGATTACACGGCCGGTATCTTCGCCGACATGTCCTGTGTCCAAACGGTATTCCGTAAGGCGGACTTCTAAGGGCAGACGAGTCATTGCCGGTTTCCTTCCAATCTGAGCTCTAGCCGCTCGGCGAAGTCCCTGGCGCAATGGCCAGGGACAAGGCGGAAAGGCTAGGCTTCTGCGTAGGCGCTTTCGATTCGCTTGCCAGTGTGATCGCAGACAAGCTCCGCGTCTTCCCAGTTCACTTCGACCGCCGCGGGACGCCAGCCGTCGCGAATATCGCGCGAGATGGAGTCGCGGATATTGTCCGCTTGTGCTTCTGCGGCTTTGAACGAAAGCGCGCCGCCGTCTTCCATGACGAAAAAGAGCGGATAACCGCCCGGCCAGGCATAAGGGCCGGCTTCAATCGCGGCGTTAAATTGATCTAATGTCATTTGCCGGTTTCTCCAAGGGCCAAGCGCCCCGTCCCTCATTCTCTAACCCTACACATATACGCTTGTCAATGCCTACGCATAGGATTTCCCTAGGATAAGATATCGATCTCTTCGTCCGGCTCATCCGCCGCGTAGAATTCCTCTTTGTGCGATCGCGCCTCTTTCAGGAGCGCAGCCGCAGCCCGGATCTCCGGGTTGTTTGGCCAGGTCGGGTAGCTCACGCAATTCTGACGCTCCGCCAGTCGGCCCTTGTGGCCTTTGCCCATGACCATCCAGAACGTCGTGTGCGCCAGCCAATCGTCATCGTCGATGAAGTGTATAGGCCCGCCAAGCGGGCTGGGATGGTCTCCCGTGCTGCGCCACGGGAAGACGCGCTCGGCGTGGGCCTGGTTCTCCGGGCTTAGCTTGTTGCCTCTGCAGCGGTACATGGCGGTTTCTCCTATAGGGAACGTCCCTTATTCGCTTATCGGCGAGAGCTTTCCCGTCGTCAAGGGCGGGTAAGCGGGTAATTGGCGGGTAATTGGCGGGTATCTACCCTCCCGGTTCCAGGGTGGGGAGGCGGGTAAGAGACGGGGTAGAGGGATACTAAGGTTCCCTACCCGGTCTTACCCTCCCCCTGTACCCGCCCTTTTCTACCCTAGCTGCGATGAGGCTTTTCAGTGGTGCGGGTAATGCAGGTCAGAAGCGATACGGCAGGCCTGGCCGATAAGGTGAGGCGTAACCCTAGGCATAGCGAAGCGGTGATGCAGTGTGTAGGGTTAGAGGGTCGCGCGGGCGACGTGTAGCTGATCCCTACTACACCGATAGGGATTAGATCTTACCCGTATCTCCTACTCACTGACTAGGGATTAGGTGACGCCTATAACTCTATGCATATCAAAGCCTTAGCGCCTCTCCACGGCGGAAAAGCGTGGCAGTGGTTCGGGGAAAACGGGGGATAGGCCGGCTGCGAAAAATTATTTGACCTCACTCCCGAAAACCGCCCAAGTTTTTGAAATCACACCTAAAATCCATATCGCTTGACCAGCCTCTCCAACCTGCTAGCCTGATCTCGTTCCTCCGGCCCCCGCCGAAGAGCCTGCCCCGCATCGGTCGCTTGCCGGTTCCCGATGCGGGGCTTGACTTCCACCCGGACCAGTGGCCATCCTCAAGCCTCAACGCCGAACCGAGCAGGACCTTCACCCATGGCCACCCGCAATCTGACCGTCGCCGAAGTCATCGACCAGGCCCTGATCGCCGCGGTGCGTATCGCCTCGGGCATGGGGCCGGTCGGCCATCACGAACTCAGCGCCGTGGTCACCAGCTTCCGCACCGCCCTGCTATCGGTAGCGACCTACGATGCGGCCAACCCGCCGACCGTCGAGGAACCTGATCCGGAACCCGTGGCCGACGAGCCTTACTCGGGCGAGACCATCGTCAGCGATGAGCCCAAGGCGGAAGCCGAGAGCATCTTCAACTGACATGACGGACGCGGGGGCGACGCCAACCATCCCACCCCTGGCCGAGCGGCTGCTGCATGACTTCGCGCAGAAGGCCCTGACCACCGTGTCTACGGTCCTGGCGTCCCACTGGGCGCTGTCCAAGCCCTACGAGCGGCAGTTTGTCGAGATCGGCGTGGCCCTGGTGCTTTACGCCGGTGGTTGCTTTTGGACGATCGCCGCCGCATGGTGGCGTCAGCGCAGGGAACATACCCTGCAGAACGCCGCGCCGCTGGCGTAGGCACAGGAGAACTGGCTATGGCCACGTCCAACATTCTGTCGTCCTCACTGAACGACATCGGCAAGTTCCTCACGTCGGCCGCCACCGACCCCAACGCGCCGGCCACGATCAAGACCGCCCTGGCGGACGTCACCGCCGCCGTCCATTCGGTGGAGGCCGCCATGGAAGACGCCATCGATCTGCTGGTCGACACCGAGATCAACGCCCTGATCTCGAAGATCCCGGTGCTCGGCAATCTGGCGCAGCCGGAGATCGATGCCCTGGCCAATGACGCCGTGCACGCCGTGCTGGTGATCGTCTATGCCAAGCTCGGCCTGGCGCCGCCGGCTCCGGTGGTCGCCACCGTGGCGCCGATCGCGCCGACCACCGGCGTCCAGTCCAATCTGATAGCGGCCCTGGCTTCCGGGCAAGGCTGATGCCCACTGCGGCCTGGGCAGCTCTGGGACTGATGGCTGCGGCGCTGTTTCATCCGCACGCCGCGGCCTGCCCACCGATCGCGGCCTACACCCTGGCGCAGGAACAAGCCCTAGCCGCGTCCGTGTCGGCCCTGAAGCCCGACGATCCCCTGGTCGGCGCCATGGCCGACTACCTGGCCCTGCGGAAGTCCGCTCGGGCCTGTGCCGGAGCATCGAAATGAAGAAGGAAACCTCCAAGCATCCCAAGCCGAAGGCAGCCATGGGCATGTCGAAGGAAAAGCCCAAGATGCCGCCCAAGCCCCCGGCCCCGCCGAAGGGCACGAAGGGCCGGAAGAAGTGACCATGGTGGCGGAAACCTGCCAGTTTCCTTCTTCCAGCAATTTGGCCTCTGCGTCGTACGAACCCGACGTGGAGGACCTGACCATAGAATTTCAGAGCGGCGATTCTTACGTCTACCGAAACGTTCCCGTGTCCGTGTACCGGGGGCTGTGCCAAGCCTCTAGTGCAGGTAGCTATTTCCATAGGCAAATCAAGGGACGTTATATGTACGAGATGTTGTAGCATCCGTACTTTAATGTTACATGCTTAGGCTATGAACGCCGAAGCCAAGAAGAAATACGAGCGAGAGCGCCGCGCTAAGTGGCGAGCAGCTAATCGAGATCGCGCCAAAGAATACGCGAGGAAACGATACGAAAACACCCCGGATTTAAGGCGTCGGCTAGAAGACAGACCGTGCGCGGAAGACAAGCCGGACTATATGGCGTGCACTAAATGCGGTGAGACAAAGCTGTTCGATAAGAATAACTTTGTAGAGCAGAAGACTTGTAGATTTAAGCTAGTTCGTACTTGCCGTGCTTGTATGCTTAAACGCAAAGCTATAACGGACGCTAAAAAGAAATACGCTATATCAGACGACGAAATCGTCCGGTTGCGGTCTAAGAAATCCTGCACGATTTGCAAAAGAGAAGTTAGGCTGGTCATAGACCACTGCCATACTAGCGGTAAGGTTCGGGGAATGTTGTGCACTACCTGCAATACGGGGCTAGGAGCTTTTCGAGATATGCCAGAGCTAATGCGACAAGCTGCGGCGTATGTAGAGCTATTCGGTGACAAGTGACCTCACACCGCTGCAGCAGACCCAGGTCCAACTGGGCCTCGATCGCCCCCTGGCCCATGCGGTGCTGTTCGCTCACCGCCGGCCGAACAAGACCCCAGCCTTCCACCGCGAACTGATCCTGGACTGGCATGATCCGGCCAGCTCGTACCTGGACATGGTGTTCCGGGGCGGGGCCAAGTCGACGATCGCCGAGGAAGCCATCGTCATCAAGGCCCTCAACCGGGAGTTCAAGAACTGCCTGATCGTCGGCGCCGACTTCGACCGGGCCGCCGCGCGTCTCCACGCCATCCGCATGGAGTTCGAGAACAACGAACTGCTACGCCAGATCTACGGCGATCTGATCGGCTTCCCCTGGGGGGAGGACCGCCTGGTCACATCCACCGGCATCAACATCCAGGCCCTGGGCCGCGGGCAGTCCCTGCGCGGGATCAAGTTCCTCGACACCCGGCCGGACCTGCTGTTCGCCGACGATCTGGAGGACTACGCCGACGTCATCAAGCCCGAAGGCCGCAAGAAGATCCACGACTGGTTCGACGGCGAGCTACTGCCATCCCTTGAGCCTGGCTATATGGCGCGGATGGCGGCGACGCCGCTTCATCCCGAAGCCCTGCCCTACCACGTCATGCAGGACCCCTCCTGGAAGGTCCACCGCTTCCCCATCAAGTACCGCGATGACAGTGGTGAATGGCAGTCCTCCTGGCCCGACCGGTTCCCGCTGACAGAGGCGCAAGCCACTGTCCTGCGGAGAACCAACCCGAAGGTCGAATCGATTGAGAAGATCGAGGGCGGCCTGGTCAGGAAGGGCCAGATCCACCTGTTCCAGTGCGAGTACATGTGCCAGGCCGAGTCGCCCGAGACCAAGGCCTTCAAGGCCGAGATGTTCCGCGTCGAGCCCCAGGTCCGATCCTATCAGGCCGTCTATTCGCTGCTGGACCCGGCGCGCACCGTGGGCGCCAAGTCGGCGACCACCGGCGCGGCGGTGTGGTCCTGGACCAAGGGCCAACTCATCATCTGGGATGGCTGGGCCAAGAAGATGATGCCCGACGAGATCGTCACGTCGCTGTTCGACACCTACGACGAGCATCACCCCGTGTGGATGGGCTTCGAAGAAGACGGCCTCAACCAGTGGGGCCTGCAGCCGATCCGCCAGGAGATGGCCCGCCGCGGCCAAGCCCTGCCTCTGAAGGCCGTCCGCGCCCCACCGGGCAAGTTCGACTTCATCCGCGGGCTGCAGCCCTTCTTCCACGCCCGCGAAGTGATCTTCGCCAAGGAACTGCCCGAACTCAAGCAGCAGCTCCTGGGCTTCCCGACCGGGGAGATCGACGCCCCGAACGCCCTGGCCTATTGCCTTAAAATGCGCCCCGGCGCGCCCATCTACGCTGATTTTGGAGGACGTCATGTCGCCGAAGACATCGAGCCGCTACAGGGCCGCCCTGTTTGGCTCTGCCTCAATGCCACCCGAAGCTCGGTATCCGGATGTGCGGTTCAGGTCTTTGATGGTGCGATCCGCGTATACCAGGATGTTGTCCGAGAAGGCGACCCCGCCCAGGTCCTCCCCGGCCTGATCTCCGACATGCAGGCCGACCTCGGCCGCGAACTTCGACTGACCGCCGGCCCGCTGCACTTCGACCGCTACAACAACGTCGGTCTCGTAGCAGCGGCGGCCAAGCTGCCGATGCGCGTCACCCCTGGCCTTCCGCCGGAGCGCGGCCGCACTCGGATCGTTGACATGCTGCAGCGTGAGAAGTCCTCGATGCCGATGCTGATGGTGTCGTCCAGGGCCTTGTGGACCCTGAACGCCTTCACCGGCGGCTATAGTCGGGTGCTGCTCAAACAAGGGCAGCTAGCCGACTACGCCGAGGAAGGCGCCTACCGCACGCTGATGGAGGGCCTGGAGAGCTACATAGGCCTGATGGACCTGGGTTCGACAGACGATCTCGGACAAGCTAGGCTGAACGCCCTGAGCCCCAACGGGAGGCCCTACCGGTCCATTATCGACGGCCCGGCCAAGGTTCTGCAGAGCAAGGACGACTGGTAGCCGTGGCCGACGAACCGGAAGAGACAGAAGACGAAGAGGTCAAGGACCCCAAGGCGGGAAAGCGGTCCGACGAGTTGGCCACGACCGCCAAAGTCAAGGAGAAGCTCGCCGATCTCTATGTCGACGTCGCCAAGGGTTACGAGAACCAGCGCGGCCGGACCGACGACATCCTGGACAATTGGGACCTGTACAACTGCCAGCTCGGCGAAAAGCAGTTCTACAGCGGCAACTCCAAGATATTCATCCCCTTCGTCAAGGACGCGGTCGACGCGCGGGTCACCCGTTTCGTCAACCAGATGTTCCCCAACAACGGGCGCTACGTCGAGATCACCACCGGTGAAGGCGATCCGCCCTACGCCACCCAGGCCCTGATCGAGGGCTATATTCGCAACTGCCGGATGCGGACGCGAGTGATGCCGGCGCTGATGCGCAATGGCGACGTCGAGGGCCAGTATACGATCTACGTGTCCTGGAAGGACACCAAGCGCGCCGCGATGTACCGGGTCAAGAAGCAGCCCATGACGGACGGCCTGCCCAACGAGGCCGCCGAGCCGGTCGACGACATCGAAGAAGAAGAGATCGTCGATTCCAACCCCGATGTGGAGGTCATTAGCGACGCCGATCTGCTGGTGTTGCCGGTCACCGTCGACAGCATCGAAGAGGCCTTGGACGCCGGTGGCTCGGCCACCATCATGCGCCGCTGGACCAAGGGCAAGATCAAGGCCCTGATCGCGGCCGGCGAGATCGACGAAGAAGCCGGTGAGGCCCTGATCGAGGCCATGTCCGCGATCAAGACCGAGGACAAGATCGACACGTCCAAGGAGCAGGCCGACGCCGCGGGGATTAAGAAGGGCGGCAAGGAAGCCCTGGTCTACGAGACCTGGCACATGATGAAGGTCGGCGACGATATCCGCCTGTGCCGCATCTACTTCGGCGGCGAGGACCGCATCCTGTCGTGCCGCCGCAACCCCTACTGGAACGACCGCTGCCCGATTCTGTCGGCGCCGGTGGACAAGGTTTCCGGGGTGTTCAAGGGCCGGGCGCCGGTCGGCGACGTGGCCGACCTGCAGATCTTCGCCAACGACACCATCAACGAAGGCGCCGACACCGCCCACTACTCGGCCATGCCGATCATCATGTCTGATCCGCTGAAGAACCCGCGCGTCGACACCATGGTCCTGTCTCTGGGCGCCCTGTGGGAGACCAGCCCGCAGGACACCAAGATCGTCGAGTTCCCCGACCTATGGCGGTCGGCGCTGGAGCGCGCCGGCCACATCAAGGAACAGATTTTCCAGACCCTGGGCGTCAACCCGGCCATGGTCCCGCAGCAGACCGGCGGGGCCAAGAAGCGCAACCAGGCCGAGATCGCTAACGAGCAGCAGGTCGATATCCTGACGACCGCTGACGCGGTGACCAATGTCGAGCAGGAAATCCTGACTCCGGTCGCGCAGCGGTTCGTCGAGTACGACCACCAGTTCCGCGACGAAGAGATCACCATCCGCGTCTACGGCGAGCCGGGGATGCGCGCCAATATGGAGCAGGTCGAGCCGATCCAGCTCAACAAGCGGTTCGATATCAAGTGGTACGGGGTCCAGTCCGCGCGCAACGCCGCCCAAATGCAGCAGAAGATCGCCTGGGTGAACGTGGTGATGAAGCTGCCGCCGACCGCCTACCCCGACTACACCCTGGACCTGGCGCCGATGATCGTTGAAGGCACCGAGGACCTGTTCGGGGCCAAGCTCGGGCCGCAAATCTTCAAGCGCAAGAGCATCATCAGCGTGGATCCGCATATCGAAGACCAGATGATGGAGCACGGCTTCCGTACCGCGGTCCATCCGGCCGACGACGACCTGCAGCACATCCAGGACCACATCGCCGCCGTGCAGGAGCAGGGCGATCCGCACGGGACCTTCCGCGAGCACATCGAGCTTCATCAGCACCAGATGCAGGACAAGGCCGCTGCGGCGGCCAAGACCCAGCAGCCCGGTGGTGGAGGGGGCGGCGGTTCGCCGGCCGGCGCCATGCCGACCATGCCTCGCCAGGGTAAGGGCCCGCCGGGCGGGATCAGACCCGATTCGATGCCAGCGGCCGGCGCGGTTCCGATGCCGAGAAAAATGTAGTCGAGTTGACAAACCGCCAAGCCTGATATCAATCTCCTATCGCAACCGACGCTGGCTCTCGATGCCCAGCAATCAGAAGTAGCTCCCCGATACCGGAGCTGAAGGGGTAACATATGTTCCGAGCCATGCTCTCTGGGCCGACGATTTCTCGCGCTCCGGAAAACGATGAAGGCCACGACGCCGACCTCGATCTGGACGAAGACTTCTCCCTCGACGAGCCTGACGAAGATCAGGATGAACCCGACGAAGACGCTGACGAGGTCGATGTACTCGATCTCGAAGATGTCGACGAACCTCCCACCCGACAATCCCGTGGCGAAAGCCGCGTAGCCACTGCGACCAAGGTTGCTGCTGAAGCCAAGCGGGAAGCCGCTGAGCTTCGTGAACGGCTCGCGGCCCTGGAAGCCCAGCGCAATGCACCTGCGCCGGAACCCAGAGAGACCGCCGCTCAGCGTGAGCAGCGCCTCGCCAATCTAGAGCCCTGGGAACGGACGGAGGCGCTTCGACAGGAAGATTCCGCCGCGACGCGCCAGACACTGGCTCGCATCGAGTGGGAGAGCAAGGAGAACGCCGACAAGGTTGCCTACGAAGCGCTATGCGCTCGGGCGCCGGTGGCGGCGAAGCTGAAGGACGAAGTCGAGACCCGCCTCGCCGACATGCGCAAGGCCGGGACGACCGCTCCGAGGGAAACGGTTTTGCGCTGGGTGATCGGTGATCGGGCCCTGGCGAACGGAAGCAAGGCGGCAGGCAAGGCGCGGACCACCGCAGCCGGCAACCGCGACAGACAAGCCACCCGGCCCGCCAGCGGCCGAGGGGATGCGGCGCCGGAAGGGCGACGCGGCACCACCGATCAGGCGCGAGCGAAGCGCCTGGAGACGTATTCACTATGACGGGGTAGCCACCGCTTCCCCGCCTTAACCGGGGAAGCCAAATGGCCGCCAACCAGTCCAGTCAGTTCCAAGCTGACGTCGAAGGCTATATCGCCGACAAGACGCTCCCTCTGGCGCGTCGTCAGCTCGTCGCCTTCCAGTTCGCCGACAAGTCCGAGGGCATCCCCAAGGGTCGCGGCGTCACCTACACCGCCACGCGCTACCAGCGCCTGCCGCTGCCCTTCGCGCCGCTCTCCGAGGGCGTGCCGCCGATTGGCGAGACCATGACCATCCAGCAGGTCACGGCCACCGCGCTCCAGTGGGGCGACAAGGTGACGATCACCGACGTCGCCGAGATGACCATCAAGCACCCGCTGTTCAAGAAGGCGACTGAGCTGGTCGCCCTGCAGCTATCCGAAACCCTGGAGCGCAACACCTTCCTCGCCCTGCTGGGCGGCACGCAGGTCAACTACGTCAACTCGCGCGGCTCCCGCTTCGCCCTGGCCGCCGGGGACGTGCTGGACGGTCAGACCGTCATCCGCACCGACATGGCTCTTGAGACCCTCGGCGCTCCGCGCTTCATGGGCGACGAGATGACCGACACCAAGATCGACGCCGGCAAGCCGACCAAGGCCTCGGACAACCCGCGCTCGATGCCCCACTACGTCGCCATCTGTCACCACGCGGTGGTCGCCGACTTCCGTCAGCAGTCCGATGTGAAGCTGGCCTGGACCTACTCGGATCTGAACCGCCTCTACAACTACGAGGCCGGCGAGTGGTCGGGCATCCGCTTCTGCAAGTCGAACATGGTTCCGTCGTTCACCGGCGTCGCCCTGATTACCGGCACCGCCGGCACTGCCGGGGCCCTGGCCACCAGTGCGACCTACAACCTCATCATCACGGCGTCCGACACGCAGAACCAGTATGAGAGCCGCATCTATCAGGTCTCGGGCAACATCAGCGTGACCGGCCCGAACGGTTCGGTCTCCGTGGTGCTGCCCGCCCTGGTCGGCTTCACCTTCAACGCCTACCTCGGCACGTCCAGCACGCCTTCCCAACTGGCGCTCTCGGCCTCCGGTCCGACGACCGGCCCGATGCTGGGGCAGGCGGTGCAAATGGCTCCGGGCCAGACG